GTGTTCATTACTCAGGCGGTGTGGGCCACACCACTTCGGACACGCGAGTGTACGTTTGTGGTAGATCCCGCAAAGACTGGCGATACGTTGCCCAAGCATCGGCATCCGCAGGCGAGTCGGCTATCTGTGTCCAATCGCTGTTGGACAGCAACCCGTTGCGTTCGCCTCGCACCCCGCTGAAATCCAGATCGGCTGCGGCCACACGGGCCTCAACCTCAGCGATCTCCTCAGCAGTCAGTTCGATGACTACGTTATCTACTATCTTTGTTAATGCCATAACTGTCCTTACGCTCCGTTGATCCCATACAGGGTCATGGTCGAATACTGGGCTAGATCGCCAGCGGTTGGCTGAAGCAAGATCGTGTCAATGGCTGAAGTATCCAACCACTCTGCACCGATCATGTATGTTCGGTTAGTGTTTAACGTGGCCGAAATGATCTTGCCAGCAATCATCACGAAAGGCTTGAAAAACGAAGTGCTGGAGTAACCCGGCATCCAACAATCAAACTGCGTGAACGTGTCAGCGGTCGCAGAGGTGCCCGCTGATGGGATAACAACATACGAGGCACTCCCCGTTAGACTCGTAACGGGAGTTCCCGTTGAACTCTCCAACCTTTCGGTCGGATAGTTGGCACCACTATCACCGTTGACCCTGATAAGGCAATCCTGAGTCGTGTCTCCCGACTCGCCGCGCAACTTTCCAAAGAGTCTGAGTGTTTCGTAAGAAGCCGAAATGGACGAGAACGTCACCGACACCTGTCCGCCCGCACCGACTTCCACATGCTCAATCAGTTCAAAGGCTGCCATCAGACACTCCTCAGCCCGTAAATGGTAAACACGGACCCAGAGTTGAAGTTGGTGCCACCACCCGGCGTCAACACAACCGAAGTGATCGCCGCCGTATTATCCCACTCGCCCGTCCCGTTGGAAGTGAACCCCTTGTTGGATGCACCCGACTTTCCACCCATTGAAGTCGATGTCTTGTTGACGTTGGCCCCACGGTAATCGGCAATCAAAACGCTCCCGCCTCCGAAGTTGGCGGCGTTCTCAGGGTCACACGCTGCGATATGAACCTTCATCCCATTGGCGTTGCCCGTTTCCCGTGTAGTCCCCTCAGTCGTGTCAGACCCGTACATCGTCTGGGTCGCATAGTTGCTGCCCGTGTCACCGTTGAACTGAATGCCCACATAGTCGTAACCCGGCGTGGTGTTGAGATCGGTTCGTACCGTCATGAGAATCTCTAAATGCTCGTAGGAGCCGAGCGACGAGAACGTCACCGACGTTTGGTCTGAACCTAGAGTCTGGCTTTCGATAAGTTCGTAAGCCATCAGGTGGCCCTCAGTCCGTACAGGTCGAAACGTGAACCAGTGAGAATGTTGCCGCCGCCTGCATCCAGAATGACGATAGAAGTAACCGCATCCGTGTTCTCCCATAGCGTCGTCACTTGCATCACATCGCCTCTGGAAGCGTCAGCGACGCCGCTCATCCCAGTAACCACTTTCCATTTCGCAGAGTTGATGTCACTCAGGTAAGCCCGCGCTCCACCAAACGTGTTCGCCGTCCACCCAGCACGGGCGGTTGCCCCCAACCGTGCCCCGTCGTTACTTTCCCATGCCGCCGTCGCCGTCGAAATGTTCCCGTACAGATACTGGAGCCGATAAGGCGACGATGACGCATTCAATCGAACGGTCAGTCCACCCGCCGAAGTACCAGCGACCGCTGAACGGGCATAAGAAACGATCATCAGGTCTTGGTATTCCGTCCACGGGGAAGCCGAAGATCCAGCCGAAGTGAATGTTACCGACGACGCATCCGATCCGAATACCGATGACTCAAGCGCCTCTAAAGAGTCTGGTTGACCAAACAGGCCGCCGTTCAGCCAAGTAGACACAGCCGTCGAAGGCCACGCCTTCGGCGTGTCATGCCGCCCCCGCCAGTTTGATACGGCGGTGGACGGGTTGGTGCGGTCCTGGCGGAACATCTGCTAGGCGGTGATGCGGTTTACGAAACCGTTGACGTTGATGACGTTCGCCGTCGCAGCGTGCGCCTTCACGATCAGGCTGTTGTCCAGCAGGAACCCCGGCACAATCAGGGTCATCCCTGAATCGGCTGCCAGTTCCAACTCGATGTAGTCGTCCTGATCGGTTGTGCCACCAAACTGGACGGTCAACACGACCGCTGAAGCGGAAGTGTTGCAGGCGTACACCCAAATCTCGTCCCTGTTGGAAGTACCCGAACCGACGGTATGGATCGTTACAGGCGATCCTGCTGTAGTCGAGGTGATGGAAATGTTCTTGCCGTTTGTGCTGCCCGACAGGAACTCTTTTGAATACGTTGCCATTGTGCCTTTCCTCTATGAGAAAACTTGGTTTGCGATGATGTTGTCGTCCACGGCCGTGGTCACCCACGCAATCCCTGGGGTTGCGCTTGAATCCGCTACCAGGAACGTCCCATTCGCCCCGACACCGACGCGTACCAGCGTATTATCGGCCGAACCAGCGAGGATATCTCCTTTGGCGTCGACCAGGGTGTTCTGAACAAGCCCAGGCGACGAGTTCACGAATGTTTCAATGTCCGTGAAGTTCTGGTTCATGTCGGCAGCAACAATCGTTGTTCCTGCTGAGAAGTCGTTTGTGACGGCAAGTGTCGCCATTTACCTGAGTCTCCTGGGAGTATAGGTGAAAGCCAATGCATTGACTTCCCAATGATTATCCGACGTTGGCCCACTCACCTTCATGCTGATGCTCTTGGCTGTTCCCAAAGTCGGCAGATTGATGACATCCGCAGTCAACGAACGAGCAATCGCATCCCACTTAGCCACATAATCGGAACTGTCGTCGCTGTCATCCCACTTGGCGGTGTCCCACCTGGATGTGGAAGTCTTGCCGGCAACAGCGACATCGAAAGATGTCGTCTGAGCCGACTTGTCGTAGTCCTTGTAGATGTCGACAGGAAGCGTAATCGTCGATTCGGCTGAGGTAACCATTCGAGGTCGACCCCACCGTTTCTTCACGATCGGGTTCTTTCCCGTCATCCAGGTCGTGAAGAAATGGGAAGAAATGTGGGTTTCCGTGGAACTGGCGTACCTGTCGCTGGTGCGGTTCTGTTCATCCTCGACATCGACGACAACGCCCGTATTCGCCACACAACCAGCAAATACGGTCGGTGACGAGTTAGGAGGCCGGTAAGCATACAGTGGGCCGGCGTCAATGTCGGTCAGCACCCAGGCACCCGTTGGTCCCAAAGTCGGATCATAAATGAACGTCCGTCGAGTCGTCGCACCTTCCTCTGTCCAATCGACACTGACGTACGCTTTCTGGTTACCCCACGCTAGTTGCGGATTCGAGGTGAACGAGATGCGGCCATCAGTGATCGCCGGAGCGATCTTGTCGAACACCCACGAAAAGTTTTCCTTGTTGTAGGCGAAGACGCCCTGGTCGGCATACCAGAAAAACACCCCGTAAGGGGTGGAGATGGGTTGTGACAGCGGCACAGATCCGACGCTGTCGGTCAACGTGACCACCTGGAATGAATCCGAATCGAATCCGAAAATGGCGTAGACGCTGTTCGACTTGAATATCAGGAGTCGATCACCCATCGGGCACAGACCGGTGATGTAGTCGCCGTGTTCACCCTTGTCGATGTCGACGTAATCTGTTGCTGCCCATCTTTCGGGATTATTGGCGTTCGACCACCGTACCCGGTACTTGTAACCGGTGGCTGATTCGTAGGTGTACGCGGCCCACGCGAAGTTGTTCCAGAACGCAACGTACTGGGCCTGGGGGAAGTTGCCGGCTGAACCATCCAGAGTCGTACCCAGGTCGGCGGCAGACGAACCATCCCACTTGAATGACACCTTGTCGTATGACACGCCGTAGGCAACATTGTTCATGGTCATCCCGTAAACCCTGGATCCGTCGGTGCGGGCCGTGATTCCGGTCAGATCCGTGAAGTTCGCCGTAGTCGAATAGGCGACCTTGGTCCCGTAGTTGACCATCAGGTGATTGGTGCCGCTATCCGTGTGGAGTGCCCAAATGCCCTTTACGTCGGCGCTCAGAGCCGTCGTGTTGCGACGATCGACGCCGTCGCGCATTCTGATCCCCCCACGGGGATCTACGAGAACATTGAGAAGATCCGGTGATTCGTTGTCTTCCAGGTTGAACTGGTCGGTACGAAGGTTCAGTCCACCGGTGAACGATTCGAGGGTTTCTAACTTGAACTGACTACGCGTAGCCACCGATTACTCCCACGAATAGCGCATACGGTTTGGGAGGATGACCTGGGAACGCCACCGTGAGGCGCTGCGACTGTTCAACAACACGGGCTGAGGCGCCGGCATGTCGTCGTAGCGTGCTTTCAGATTGTCGAGTTCCTGATTGAAAATCTGGAAATACTGGGTCGCCATCGTGGGATCTTCCTGCTGCTCGTAAGCACGGGCAATCCCATATGTCGCTATCACGATATGGAACGGATCGGGTAGATCGGATGGTTCCGTAGCATCGGATACGCCAGCCCCGAAAGTAGTCGGGTTCTTGTATCCGCGCACATTGATCGTTTCCGCGCTTGTGGGCGTAGGGTACAGGCGGACCGTGTCACCCCAAAATGACCACCACCAGGGCGACCCCTGGCCTGTCACATTCAACGGATAGACCACATCGCCTTCGTCGCGGCCCACATAGGTCGCAACGTGGTCATCGGTGCGGAGAGCGGCAAGTTCACGCAAACCACCCGTCACGGATGCGCCGATCACCGCCAGCGTATAGTCCTTCTGCGACGCTACCGTGTCGAACGTGGTCGACACCTCGAAGAACGGCCACCGCTTCTCCGAATAGACGATGACATCGTAGCCTTCGCCCAGGAAACGGTTGAGGGTATCGTCGGAAATATCGGTGGAATCGATGTCCACCACAGAGCGGACATACGACCGCATGGTCGAAATGTCCACGGCTACTCCCTATGGAAGACGCACAGGTCGCTGCCCGCAGGAGGACGCCCTTTACAGGGATCCCCGCTGCGGGTCAGCGCGCTGCACTTGGGTGCCGCCGGAACAAGGTTCGGGTCTGCGATCGGGGCGATCTGATGAACATTGCGGGATGGCCCCACGGTTTGAGGCCGCGGAGTGCTTTCCCGGTAATGGTCGCCAGAAGGTTGACCATACGGTCGAACCCCGACTTTGTATGCGTCTGCGAATCCTCGTCCCATCGGGTACTACTAGGCCGGCGTGATGCCGTACATGTAGCCCTGGCGGGCGCGGTTGCTTGTGGTCAACTCGCCGTAGCAAAGCAACTGCGAGAACACCGCGTCCTGGTTGGTGGGACGCACGAACGGCGTTGGCTTGAACCAAACGTCGCTGTGAGCCACCAACTGGATGTATTTGGTGTTCAGCATGTAGAGTTTGCCTTCGCCGGCGAGAGTGCCGTCGAAAGTCATCGGTGCGCCCTTGAACAACAGGTTCTGGAAACCCTTGTCAGCCATGTCGGTGTCCGTGTAACGGATCTGACCGACCAGTAGAGCCTCGTAAGCCTCGTACTGGTTCTGTCCCGAAATGATGATCGTGGGCTGGTCGTTGCCGACCGAACAGTTGTTGTAGAGGGTCGCCATCGAGGCAACAGTAATAGCGGCCGAACCCTGGTTCGTTACCGCTGACCGCCACCAGGAGTTATCCGAATCGGTGGCGTCGATGCCACCGGGAGAACCCGTAGAACCAACCAGAGCCGAAAGCCCCAACCAGTCCTTGCTGCTGTTGCCGGTACCGTTGCCGAAGAACATGGTGTTCATGTTCTCGATAATGGTTTCCTGGGTCTGGAAGATCTTGCCTTCCAGAAGATCAATGATCTGGGCTTCGCCGTTGTTCTTGGCTTCCTCCATACCGTTGATCGTGACTGTGGCCGCGTACTGCTTCCACGAATACTCAGCCGCGCTAATGCCCGTCTGCGCCGTCGTGGAAATAGTGTCCGTACCTGAGTACGAACCAGCCGTTGAGTTGGTCCCGTAAATGAGCGGGACGACGATCTTCGCACCACCACTGATTCGACGAATCGTCTGACCGTTCGTCAAAGCGTAGAACAACGGCCGCGCACTGAAAATGTTATCAGTGAGTTTCGGGACGTAGTTCTTGAGCGTGGTGGAAAGAATCTCGTCAAAGTTGCTGTTACCAGCCGCCATGATTCTTTACCCCTTGGGTCTAGGTGCCGTGTTCTTTCTTGGCGTTGGCAAACGCTTCACGAATCGACATCGGTTTCTCCGCTGCCGTACTGGTTACTACACCAGCCTGTCGAGAAGTTCCCGTTTCCACCTTGGTGTTCCGCTTGGTTTCGGTTATCTCCCGCTCCTCATGCAGTTTTCCCGCATAAGTCGCCAAAGATCCGAAGTTCATGTGAGCGTACGCCGCCTCCAGGTTCGGGATACGGTTCGCCAATGCGTGCCTGTAAAGAGCATCCGCATCAAAGTTGCCGTACTTCGCCTGGAGAGTAGAAACTTCTGTTTCCAACGCCTGCTGTCTCGACGCCCTCGCCTGTTGAGCCATCGTCGCTTCCAAAGAAGCGATGCGTTCCTCTGTCGGATCCGGTTCATCCTCCCACTCATCCGTGGAAGAAGTCGACCGATTGTCCGCAATGCCGAACGCTGATGACAACGCAGTAAGCGCACCCTCGGGGTCCGCTTCCAGAGCCGAAACTATTGCTTCGGCCTGCTCCAAACGCTGACGTTCGGATGCCAACTCCTGCGTCTTACGGGTGTAATCCGCCTGTCGCTGGTATCCCTGTTGAAGTTCGCTTAGGCTGACCTCCGACTCTGCGCCATCCACCTTCACGGTGTATGTCGAGCCGGCAGGTTCCGTCGCTACCTCGTTGGAAGATTCTGGAGTGTCCATCTCGATGGGTTCCGTTCCTTCTATGTTTTGTGGGCACTAGCCCGTGGAGTCCGTAGTTGCTCCTAATACACAACAACGTCTGTCCCAGGTCAACCCAAAGAAGGCAACTCCAAGCCCATCTGGCCCTCCAGTTGAGCCATCAACTCGGGCGGCACACCGCCCGTAGGTGCGAAAGCGGGGGGCACACCGGCGCCTGGGGGAGGTTCAGGCACGGGTGGCCCCCCTGGCGGCAGGGGGCCGCCGGCCAGAGCCGCTTCTTCCTCCATCGGAACTTCCCCAGGAGGCGGAGGCGGCTGCTGTTCCATAATAAACTTTTGCGGATCCTTGATGCCGAAACCTTCCTCCAGCACATGAATCGCAAGAGCCGCCGGATCTATGACCGTTCCCACCAGCGGCGCAATCGCATTCAACAAGGATACAGCCTGCTGCTTACGAATCGTGTCATTCATCGGCTGAGTCGAACCAGCCTCGACGGCGAAATCGTATTCACCCAAAATGTCGTCACGGCTATACGGAACCCACAGGGATTCGCCGCCCTTCATCGACACACGGGCCATCTGATCGCCAGTCATGAACTGCTGCATCAACTGGATCACCCGTCGGGCAATCTCCGAAATCGAAATCTCGATGATCGCCAACTTGTCGGCAGCCCGCGCATTCTGTGCATCAGCAATAATGCTGGCCTCAGTAGCCGTACGCGTAATCTCCGGCATCGCCCCCCTGGCATACTCTGATACGCCAGACACCGTATTGATGTCATTCTCGATGATGTTCGAATAATTGTAGATCTCTGGAGAAATCGGTGTCTGCGGCATTGGAATCACAACATCCGACAAAGGCTTGTTCTCGTCGAGAACTGGAACCAGACGGCCATCCTCATCAGATTCCAGGGCTTCACGCCCTGCCGGCCCAAACGACCGCTCATGGTACAGGTACTTGCGGGCGTACCGCTTCCTATCGTTCATCAACTGTGAACGGGTCTTATCCAACTCCAGTTGCAGAGACTCGATCGATTCCAGATCACCCATCGGATAGAACAGATCAGGAATGTCATAGTTCCGAATCATCACAAACGGCTGCCCGTACGCATACGGCATCGGCACCGGATCAACCAGGAAACCATCGCTGTTCTCAGAAAACACAGACATCGTGTTATCCGCAATGTCATAGAACTCCCAGATAGTGACCCTGTCCTCGTCGAGAACGCGCTCACGCTCGTTCTCGTACTGAGAAACATACTGGAGGTTCACGCCGGCATCCGCATCCAGACGCTTCCGAACCGACGGCTTGTACCGTTGATCCTTCTGAGCCTCCTCCAACGGTCGCACAATCTTCTGAGCGATCCACCTGGCATCATCCATGCAGGTCGCCTCAGGATCAACAAATATGTCGAACGGTGAAATCCGCTCCACGAACGGCTGATCCTCAATCACCATCATCGCCGTTTCCGGCAGATTAGCGTTGATCTCGTCATCCGTCGGCAACGACGCAGCCAAATCGGGAGACTCGACAGCGAACTCGTCGACCTCCATGCGGGCCTGCTGCATCAGCAGATCCCGTTCAGCCTCAGCCAAAGAAGTCTCCTGCTCCAGGAACTTCCAACCGGTCTTCACCCAACCGTGTCCGAAGATCAGGAAATCCTTCACGGCACGCCGGAACGGCTTACGGAAATCGTGATGCCGCCACAAATGATTGACGACAGCCTCCACAAATGCGGCACGATCAGAGTTGCCCTCATCATTCGCAGACACCACAACCTTCGGATGGTTCACCGCGACCGAAGGAGCGATCACATTGATCGTGCTGAAAGCCAGGTTGACAGCGATCAGATCAGAACGGCTACGCGTCGTTTCAGCCCAATGCTTACCCCGATACAGGTCGATCAGACGCCACCAGGTACGGTCGTACCCCTGTTCCTCCCGCCACCTACGGGTACGCTCCAGACGCCGCGTATACTGCTCATGCAGTTCCGCCCTGGTCTTGTTACCCATCAGAAGTACGCCTTGTCGGGCAACCTCTCAATGTTGCGCCCCTGCGATAACGCTTCCTGTTCGGCTTTACGGCCGCGTTCCGCCCGTGTGAGATGCTGCTCATCAGGGGGAAAGACCCCTCGCGCACCGCGTCCCGTATCAACTCTGATGCCCAAGAGTTTCTGCCGCCACTCCCACAGTTCATCCATCTCCTGTTGAGTCTTCGGACCCTTGAGATCCACAACGTAGACACAAAACTGCTCGTAAGACGCCTCCCTGGGGAGGATCGCCATTACTTGGCGTTGCTGCCGCGCAACTTCGGCTGCGGGCTTGCCGGTTCAACCTTGCCGGTCTTTCCATGCTGATTGAACGGCGTGTTACGCACAGAAACCTGGCCGTAACCGCCAGTCTGGTTGTTCAACTTCGGGCTACTGAACCGCTGCTTGGGCGAGTTGGGGCTACCAGGCTCCCAAATCGGGTTCGCAGACACACTGGACCCACGCTTCATCTTGTTGTTCTTGCCTGTGGGACCGTCGATTGTCTCAGTGCCATTGGTGTGCGAAACAAAGTTCTTTGCCATAACTACCTCTCGGAGGAAACGAGCATGCCTATTAGTTCGTTCAACGTGTCCCACGGACAGAATGCTGACCGATCCGAAACGGGTCATCCGACGTATCCTCACTCAACGCCAGACGCTTCCACCAGTCGATCGTCCAATAGTCGTCGACCTTCTCGACGTACTCGGGGGCATACGCAAACTTTCGCATCTGATTCGCCAACGCCAACGCCATCACCCGGTCATCGAACGGCGAACCCGACATCGAACCCTTCTCGTTGCGGGTGAAAGTCCGCAACTCCGCCAAAGTGTTCCGATCCCTCAACCCCAACTCGTCGTTCTTCAACGCTGTCGCCAAATCATCGATCATCAACGGCTTCGATGTACGCGTCGTCTTCCAACCATACTCCTGCGTCACCCGGTTTGTCACACTGTTCAACGTACGCTTCCGAAACAAGCGCGGATACCCCAACTGGCGCAACACCGTGATCGTCGTCAAACCATGATTGTTCGACTCGACGCAACACAACGCATCCCGATACCACAATCCGATATTGAAAACTTCGGCCGCCAACTCGTCAGGAGCGATATGCCCATGCCAGATAGCAGCCTGCTCCCCTGTATTCAAATCCAACACCTGGATACACGAATAGTCGCCGTGACCCAAACCCTCCGCCGTGTCAACACCCATCACATAGCCGTGCATCGAATCCGGCGGCGACCAAACTTCAAGATTCATGTTCTGAACTCCATAACCCTCGGCATCACAGAATGCAGATACCCGACCTGGCCTCGACGGCAACCCGCCGCCAAAGCATCCAGGACATCCAAATCGAACACCGGGTTACCCGACCGGACAAACGCTTCCTCCGGTGTCGTCGGATACTCCTGAGCCAACTGCCACGGCAACATCGACTGACGCTTTTCCTCATACCACGATTCGTCCCGATCCTCCGTCGCAGACCACGGAAAAAACATTGGAGCAAACTTGTTGTTCGACGCCGAAGCGCCAACCCACAGATTATGAAAAAAGTTGCCGGAACCATTCGCAGTCGACAAACCAATGAT